GACCCTGCATATTGGGTCGAGTGGATGTACACCGCAGCTGCAGACATCCTTTCGGGTTCAAACGGAAACCTTCCGTCAATCCTTGCAGTATCACCCAACGTCTGGAAGTTGATGGGTTCACTCAGCGACACCGCAGATCGTCCGTTGTTCCCACAGGTTGGCCCAATGAACGCTTACGGTTCACTCAACGTCGCATCGACACAGGGCGCATTCGCCTTCGGTCTTCGCGTCGTAGTTGACCGCAACTTGACTTCTGCTGGCATGACCATCCTTGACCCTCGTGCCCTTGAATCGTATGAATTAGCAAAAGGGGCCATATCTGTGGAGATGCCCTCTCAGCTCTCGCGCCAAATTGCGTTTAGAGGGTACTGGGCATCGAAGGTCATTGACCCAACGCTCACCATCAAGGCTGCGTTCGTCTGATTCAGGCGAACTCTTAAAGGGACTGAATAATGGCTACTTACGATCTCGCGTTTCATACGCGCCTCGATGGGTACGCCGTCTTTCAGACCTTCGTTGAGACTGGCATCCAAGTCGGAGATTCCGTTGTTGTTGCAGGCGCATCACATGGATTCTCTGGAACACATACCGTTGTCTCAACACAAGACTTTGAATTCATCGGAGTATCTGACGAGGGCGACCTTGAATTTGACTCCGATGTAATTCGTCTCTACCAGTTCCTTTATGTCAACGCAGGCGACGACTTTACTCGATCTACTGCTACCGGCACAGTCACTTTTACGCCAAGCGTAAGTTGGGTAAATTCTAGTGACGTAACCAGTTGGCTCGGCATCGACGTCGCTTCGGCCAATGACACCGCCTTCATCACGGTCTGCGTCAACGCTGCAAACAACTACATCTTTCGCAAGCGTCGCGAAGCGGGATACACCGACTCGCAATCAACGGTGCCAGGTGCCGACGTCAAACTCGGCACAATCATGTACGCAGCAACCCTTTACCGCGAACGCGGATCAGCAGACTCCTTTGCCTCATTTGACGCAATGTCTTCAATCCCAATCCCGTCAACTATGGGACGCATCATGGCTCTCATCGGCTGCGGAAGACCACAGGTCGCGTAATGGCTGCAACAGGAATCCTCGTCGATGCAGTCAACGCCATCAAAACACAACTCACAGCTCTCGGTCTCAAACCCGTCACAGATCCCCGAAACGCGCGCCCAATGTCAGTCATGATTGAACTCCCCGTCATGACCTCATTCACATACAACGTCGGCGACTTTCGGATACCCGTCCGAGTCTTGGCAGCCCCTCCAGGCAATCAAGACTCAGGCGACTACCTCATGTCAACAGTTGACACAATCATGAACTCGCCCATCGCAGTTACAGACGCCCGTCCAGGCAATGCAAACTACGGCGGGCAAGATATACCCACATATGACCTCACGGTGGCAATCGCCGTGAAACGAAATTAAGGAGCCATCATGGCAACAAGTACATTCCTGTCAGGTGCAACCTGCTCAATCACCCCAACTGGCGGAGCAGCCGTCGACGTTTCGGATCAACTCTCGAAATGTGAAGTCATGGTCGGCTTCGAACTTCTCGAGTCAACATCGCTCGCAGATACAGGCCGACAGGCGGTGAAAGGTTTGCAGAGCGTCGCGGTCAACCTTGACCTCTATCTTTCCTACGGCACAACCGAGATCGAAACACTTTTGAGCGCAATCGTCTCTGCTGGCGGATGCACAATTGTTGTGTCCCCATCAGGCACCACAGAGTCTGCGAGCAATCCAGAGTTTACGATTACCTCGGCAACACTTGACGCCGCTCCAGTGATAATGAGTTCTATCGGGACCCTTGCCGTAGCCAGTATTTCGTTCTCTAACGGCACCTGGGCGCGAGACATCACCTGATAATTGAAAGAGGGAAACAATGAAAATCCGACTACAAGTAACACCGATTGAAGGCGACCCCTATGAATGCGAAACGAATCTATTCGTTGTCGTGGCATGGGAACGCAAATTCAAACGACAAGCATCCAGTCTCGCAAACGGCATCGGCGCAGAAGACCTTGCATTCTTTGCATTCGAATCTGCACGAGCTGCGGGAATCACCACCCCGCTCGCCTTTGACGAATTCATTAAAAAGACCAAGTCAATTGAGGTCGTGTCGGAGGACGCACCGTCTTTTACAGAAGCGGCAGTTTCCGACGCTCACTAGCGGAGGTTCTTGTCGCGACTGGATACTGGACACCCGACATCCCATTCGACACAGACGATCTCTTCACGGTTGTTGACGTGTTGAACGAACAGCAGAAATCACAAAGGAGCAGACGATGACAGCAAACACTTCACTTGAAGTCGTCGGTGTTCGTGACGCCATTCGTTCGCTCAACAAGATTGAGCCTGGTCTTCGTAAGCAGTTCACCGCTGACGCAACCCGCATCGCCCAACCTGCCATCCAAGAAGTCCAGAACAGTTACACAAAGGTTCCTTTGTCCGGTATGGCGCGCAAATGGGAACAAGCCAACAAAAAGATATTCCCGTTCTCTGTGGCAAAAGCAGTCTCTGGAGTCAAGTTGAAAGTGGACGCTTCTCGAGAAGCAACGTCTCTGATCTACATCACCCAGACCAATGTTGCAGCAGCGGTCTTTGAGGCAGCGGGACGAGCCAACCGAAACCGCCTTGGGGATTCTCTCGGGCAGTTGCGTCCAAACCATACGCGCATTCTTGGGCCTGCCGTGTTTCGCAAGCGTCGCGAGATTGAAGGCGAAATGCTTCGCGCCACTAATGAAGTCAAAGCCCGTGTCGAAAGAGAACTCAAATGACAATCGCAATTCCAATTATTACAGAATTTGACGGAGGAGGAATTTCGTCCGCCGTCAAGGAATTTAAGAATTTGGAAACTTCAGGGCAGAAGGCTCAGTTTGCAATTAAGAGGGCAGCCGGGCCTGCAATTGCTGCTCTCGGTGGTTTAACAACTGCACTTGGTTTTGCAATTAAAGGAGCAATTGACGATGCTGCAGCACAGGACAAACTTGCTGAACAAATCAAACGCACCACAGGCGCAACCGACGACCAAATAGCAATGAACGAAGACTGGATTACCATTCAGGGCAAATTGCTTGGAGTAACAGATGACGAACTTCGTCCGGCTCTCGGTGATCTTGTTCGCGCAACTGGCGACATCACCAAGGCGCAGGAATTGGCAGCAGCTGCAATGGACATTTCCGCAGCCAAAGGCATCAGTCTTGACACAGCAACAAGGGCTCTTGAAAAGGCATACGGTGGAAACTTAACTGCCCTTGCCAAAATCTCTCCAGAACTTCGCGACATGATTAGAGACGGCGCATCGCTTGATGACGTAATGGCAAAAATGTCTAAGACCTTTGGCGGGGCAGCATCAGATGCAGCAGACACGACTGCAGGCAAGTTTAAGTTAATGAAAATTCAACTTGACGAAACTAAAGAAACAATTGGCGCAGCCCTTTTGCCGGCAGTTGAAGCCGTACTGCCTTTCCTGCAGACGCTTGCTACATGGGCGCAAGACAACCCACAAACTTTTACAATTATTGCAGGAGCATTAGCAGCAGTTGCAGCATCAGTTGTTGCAATTAACATTGCTATGTCTCTTAACCCAATTGGCTTAATAGTTATTGCGGTGGGTCTTGTTGTTGCGGCCTTAGCAATTGCGTACACAAAGTTTGAAGGATTTCGCGCGGTTGTTGACGACATTTTTGGAGCTATTAAATGGTATGTCATGAATGTTGCCGTTCCGTATTTTCAATTCCTTGGTTCAATTGTTGGGGCAGTTTTTAATCAAATAAAAGACGGTTGGAATAACACGGTTGGCGGTTTTAGTTTTCAGTTTCCAGATTGGATTAAATACACAGGCGTTGTCGGGGCTGCTCTTGCAGGAAAAGGTTTTAGTGTTCCCAAAATCGGCGGTGGCGGTGGCGGTGGCGGGGCAACGTCAAGCGTTCGCGCGTTTGAAGAATCACAAAAAAACGCACCTGCAATCCCAAGTGCATTGTCTCCGCCGACAGTTGCAGCATCTGCTCCAGGCAAACCACAAAACACCGCACCACCCGTCTTCGATAACACGTCAGGCAACGCAGGAGGTTTCGAGAACGCAGGCATTGGCGGTATCGGCCCATTCAACGACATCATCATCAACATGGACGCAGGACTCGTCTCCTCACCTGCCACAGTTGGTCAAGACATCATCGACGCCATCCTTGCAGCGCAACGCAACTCAGGACAGGTCTTTGCACCGGCGGTCACTTTCTAATGACCGTTCCCACATACCAAGTCCTCGTCGGATTCCAGACGACCACAGGATTCGGTCAACCTTTCCAACTCAACGACGCCGTCTACGGGCTACTCA